AAGCGCGAGGATGAGAAATGGGTGAAGCGCGGCGACCGCATCGTCAAGCGGTATCGGGATGAGCGCACCGAGTACGCTAGGGCGGGGGAAAAGCGATACAACATCCTGTGGAGCAACGTGCAGACGATGCTGCCAGCCCTGTACGGCAAGACGCCAAGGGCGCAGGTCGAGCGGCGCTGGAAGGATCAAGACCCTGTAGGCCGGACTGCCTCAGTCATCCTAGAGCGTGCGCTGCAGTTTGAGATTGACCACTACGGCGAGTTTGACGCGGCTGCGCGTGGCGCTGTGCTGGATAGGCTTCTGCCAGGACGCGGCACGACCTGGGCGCGGTTTGAAACTGCGCCTGTAGTGCTGGCTGACGGACAACCCGGGCCGGAGCAGGGCAGAACTCCGGTCGATTACGTGTTTTGGAAAGACTTTCGATGCTCCCCGGCTCGGAATTGGGAAGAGGTTGCCTGGGTGGGGCGGCGCGTCTATATGTCGCGCGGGGAAGGGTTGGAACGGTTCGGCGAGGATTTCAAAGATGTCCCGCTAACCCATGAGCCCATCGGCATTGACGACCTGAAGAACCAAGGCAGTTCGCAGTCTGACATTGAATCGCTGAAGAAGGCTCCGGTTTGGGAAATTTGGGACAAGTCCAGCAAGTGCGTTTATTGGGTCGCTGAAGGCTATTCCACGCTACTGGATCACAAGACTGACCCGTATGGGCTGGATGGCTTCTGGCCGTGTCCGAAACCTCTATACGCCACGCAGACGACCGATACGCTAGTCCCAATCCCTGATTACGCGCTGTATCAGGATCAGGCCGAGGAACTGGACAGGTTGACGCAGCGTATTTCCATGCTGGTGGCGGCTGTCAAGGTGGTGGGGGTTTACGACGCCACACAGACGGCCATCGGGCGCATGCTTACGGAGGGCATCGATAACACGCTGATCCCTGTGGACACTTGGGCAGCGTTTGGGGAAAAGGGCGGGCTTAAGGGCACGGTCGATTTCCTGCCCATTGACATGGTGGTCAAGGCGCTGAATGAGTGCTATGTGGCGCGGGAGCAGGCGAAACAGGTTATCTACGATGTGACCGGCCTATCCGACATCATCCGTGGGTCTAGCGTTGCGTCCGAGACTGCGACGGCGCAGCAGATCAAGAGCCAATATGCAAGCCTGCGGCTGAAGCGTCTACAGATTGATGTGGCCGAGTTCACATCGGCGATGCTGCGGATCAAGGCGCAACTGATGGCTGACCTGTATTCGCCGGAGCAGCTCATTGAGATGTCCGGTGTTATGGGGACGATGGACGCGCAATACGCACCGGCTGCTGTCCAGTTGCTGAAGTCTGAGCCTATCCGTTCGTTCCGCATCGAGGTGGCGTCGGATTCGCTGGTCGAGATGGACGAAGCGGGCGAAAAGGAAAGCCGCGTGGAGTTCCTGACGGCTGTGGGCACGTTCATGGAGAAATCGCTGCCGGTTGCCCAAGCTGTGCCCGACATGGCCCCGCTGATTGGCGAAATGCTGCTGTTTGGCGTGCGTGCATTCAAGGGCGGGCGTCCGATGGAAGCGGCGTTTGATGAAGCCATTGCCAAGCTGAAGGCCCCGAAGCCTCCGGCACCGCCGCCGCCCGATCCTGAGCAGATCAAGGCGCAAGCCGCGATGCAACTGGAGCAGATGCGCCAGCAAGCGGAGCAAGGAAAAGTGCAAGCGACCGCGCAGATTGAGCAATTCAAGGTGCAGGCGTCCGGCCAAGTTGAACAGTTGAAGATGCAGCACGCCACGGAAATCGAGGCGATGAAGCAAACAGCAGAGACTGAGCGGGCTAAATACAAGGCTGATTTGGACGCGCAAGTCCGGCTGCAGATCGCGCAGATGCAGGACGAACAAGCCAAAGAGGCGCGAGGCTTTGAGGCTGAGAAGTTCAATGCGGAAGGACAGCGAGAGGCGGAACGCGAACAACGCGAAACAGAGCGCGAGGAATCTGAAAAGGTTGATTTGTCGCCTGTGGTTGAGTCGGTCAAGACCCTTGCAGATCAGATCATGGAAATCAAGGATTACATGAGTGCACCGATCAAGATCGAGCGCGACCCCAAGACAGGGCGGGCTACGGGCGTGAACCGTGGCGGCGTGGTGAAACCAATCAAGCGCGGCGCTGATGGCCGTGTGGAAGGACTGTAAATGGCACTGGCATATGCAACGACTTTGCGCAACACGATGCTTGACGCAATCACCACGGCTGCGGGCAATGCTGCGCTGCTGCGCATCTACGACGGCTCCAGGCCCGCTACAGGCGGCACTGCGACGACGCTCCTGGCGGAACTTACCTGCGGCACCCCGTTCGCTGCGGGCGCTTCTAGCGGTGTTCTGACGCTTGGCAGCATTACGCAGGACAGCAGCGCCAACGCTACGGGCACGGCGACATGGTTTCGCATCGTCACCTCGGGCGGGACGTTTGTTCTGGATGGCAATGTAGGGACTTCTGGCAGTGACTTGAACCTGACGACGACCAGCATTGTGAGCGGCCAGCCGGTGAGTGTGACTTCGTTCACCATTTCAGAGGGGAATCCGTAATCATGGACTTGACCACGCAACAGAAGCAGGCGCTCAAAGCGTTCATCCTGGCAGACCCGGTGCTGTCGCAGTTCCCTACGAACTCGGACGGCTCCTACGCCATTGCGGACCTGCTGAACAAAGCGGCGAACCCTGCGTTTATCGTCTGGAAAACCGATGTAAGCATTGACGAGATCATGCGCAACGGTATGGATTGGGCGCGGGTTGACAACTTGAGCGTTGGCAAGGCTCGCATTTGGGATTGGCTTGGGCGATTGGGCACGATCAACGCGGCAAAGGTCAACGTGCGGGCGGGCATTGATGCAACATGGGTTGGCACTGCGGCTGATCTCGCGGTCAGAGCTGCTGTCTACACGCACTGCAAGCGCCCTGCGACGGTGCTGGAGAAACTGTTTGCCACGGGCACAGGTAGCGATGCAAGCCCTGCCACGATGGTGATTGAGGGAGCTATTGGTTATCAGCAGGTAGATGAGGCGAGGGCTTCGTAATGGCGACCGCAACCGTCAACTACAGCAGCAACACCGCCATCACGATGGATCTTGCCAATCTGGCGAGTTCCTCGACGTTCGTCGCAGGGCGTGAGTCAAGCCAGATCGACAACACCACGAACAAGTACATGGATTGCATCGTGTCAGGGTTCGTGTCTGTGGGCACGACTCCGACTGCGAACACGACCATTGCTGTCTATGTGTGGGGCGCTGACACTTCGCTGGCAACGACCCCGATTGATGTGCTGGACGGCACAGATTCTGCGGAGACACTGACAAACACCGGCATCTTGAATGCGCTGCGGTTCGGCGCTGCTGTGGCTGTGCCTGCTGCGACCTCGGACGTTGCCTACCCTGTGCTGCCGTTCTCTGTGGCGTCGAGGTTCGGCGGCGTCATGCCAAAGTTTTGGGGCTTGTTTGTGGCGCACAACACGGTTGCGGCACTCAGGAACACGGCAGTCAACACGAACAGCTTTGAATTTGTCGGCATCAAGTACGACATCGCCTAGTCATGCTGCGGATTCGGACGCCGTGGGATAGCCAGCCGCAGGAAGATTCCAGCGTTGATTGGGGCGGTCAACAAGCGCAAGGGCTGTTATTTGCAAATGTTGGCAGCAGTCCTGTCCTGCACGCAAATCGAGGCAGCATCCTGCCAAGTTTTGTTGGCACCTCGCTTGGGGCGGTTGCGGGTGGCGCTGGCTACAGGTTTACGGGGGCGTCCACTCAATCCGTGCGGTGGGACACGGGGATAACTGTTGCCGGCACTGATGCGCTAACAATTGAGGCTCTTGTATGGGGATCTTCATTCCCCTCCCTTGCCACCATTGTTAATCTGTCGGATGTGGCGCTTACCAATGGGGCCACGGCAGGGGCAAATGGGGCGCAGCGCGGCATTCTTTCGTTCAACAGCACAGACCCCTGCAATATTTACTCTTGGGGCGGCTCTAACGATTACGACAGCACAGTTAAGTTTGCAGCAAACAGCCTGCAGCACATCATCATTACCAAGGCCGCTGGAACCGGGGCTGTGCAAATTACGGTCCACCGGAACGGCACTCAAATCGCGCAGGGTAATAGTTCTGGGGCGACCCCATCCACGACATCTGGCCCATATTTCTACGTCGGTGGCCGACACCCGAGTGGCTCGGCAAGCATCACTGGGATCGTACTAAAGTCGGCAATTTATAGCGGGATAATTTCTGCCGCCCAGCGTCAATCAATATTTGCCAACCCCTGGCAACTCTTCGCCCCCCGCTCCATATGGGTGCCAGTGTCTGCGGGGGGTGGCTCCGTCACAGGCACATCCGCGACCACGAACGCCAACGACACCAGCGCTGCAAGCGGGACAACGACGGTTGTCGGAACGTCTGCGACGACCAATGCCAACGACACGGCAACGGCTAGCGGCTCTGTGGGCGGCGCAGTCACTGGCACCAGTGCAACGACGAACGCGAACGATACGAGCAGCGCCAGCGGCACGACAACGGTAACGGGGACGGTCGCATACAGCAATGCGAACGACAGTGCTGCGGCTAGTGGATGGGCGGGGTCTGTTAGCGGAACGGCAGCGGTAACAAACGCAAACGACACGGCACAGGCGTCGGGGACTGTAGAAGGCGGGGCTACAGACACGCATGACGGTTTCTGGTCCCGCGAGTGGGCAAAGCTGAAGAAGCGTGAAGAAAAGAAGCCCACGATTGCGGAAGTGGTGGAAATCGTCAAGGAATCGCCGCAAGTGCTGGAAGTCGTGCGGGCGGAAGTGGTGCGCAAGTATCCACAGGTGAACTATGCGGAGGTACGCGAAAACGTACAACTGCAGCGGTTCATTGCCAAGCAGTTGATTGAAGCGGCAGAGGAAGAGGACGACATCGAAGCGATGTTGCTGATGGCATGACAAAAGAGCAATGGCTAGAGATGTGGAAGCTCTCAGGCGAAGAGGGCGAACGGGCTTGGCAGGCGACGCAGGAAATGCACGCCCGCCGGGGGGATGCGACGTATGTCATCCCCGACATTGCTGGTTACAAGTCGATGGCGACAGGCGAATGGATCGCGGGGCGTAGGCAGCACCGCGACCACTTGAAGCGCCACGGGCTGATTGAGATAGGCAACGAGATAGACGCGCATCTAAAACCGCAGAAGCGCGACGACAGGGCGGAGCGGGAAGCGCGGAAACGCACTATTGCAGAAATCATGAACGGGAAGGGGTATTGATATGGCTAACCATTACACATTCGGCATCGGGCAGCCGCACACGGAGGTAGATGACGATCTTCCCCCGGTGATGTACGACGAGGCTACGCAATCCCTGGTGTCAGGGGATGGAGAAAAGTTCATCACGGGAAAGCCGCCTGCAGAATCCATCCTGAGCAAGTACGGCAAAACCGCCTACGACATCACGCTGGCAAACGTCACGCCAGCAAGCGCCACCAACATGACATGGAGCCGCACCGCAGAGAAACAGCGATTCGGCAATCAGACGATCAAGATTCAGCCAACCGCAAACACGGGCTGCATCATGCACTTCGCCAGCATGGCGATGACGTGCGACCCCGACGACTTGCTTTACACCATCGACGTGTATGTGGCCTCTTCTGTGCCGGACTACCCGGCATCAACCCCGATCATCACCCTGACGCTCTCCGTGTCTGCCGGACTCGGGGCGAACTACGATTCGTGGACATTTGACAATGCGTGCCTGCGACCCGGCTGGAACACGCTGAAATTGTGGGCGGGGGATGACACCTCTGGCGGCTATCGTGGCAGCAATCTCGGGCTTGGCGTTACGCGCACGCGCACAGGCACGGGGTTTGACTTCACAGCCGCAGCCAACTATTTCGGCATCCGCTTTACGCAGATGGACGGGTACACCGTCTATGTCGATCAGGTGCGGCGCGGAGCAAAAGCAAGCCCGAAAGTGGTGATCGGCTTTGACGCAACCGGCGTCAGTTCCAGCGACAACGTGTTTTTGACCGGGGTTGCGCCGTTGCTGAAATCCGAGGGCATTGGCTCCTATTTCACGGAAACCTGGGTCTACAACGGCCTGTATGCCGGTGCAACGTCCTGGGATCGTGAAATCTCGCTCTATGAGGATTGGGGGTGGGACGCCATCAATCACACATGGAACCACGGCGCGACGGTCGAGGGTCGCCGCAACACCGTCACGCTGTCCCGCACTAGCAACGTGGTGACTGCAACTTGGTCTGCGGCGCACAGCATCACCATTGGTCGGCAAGTGAAGGCCAAGATTTACGGGGCCACGCCGAGCGACTTGAACGGCACCGTCTGGTTGACGGCGACCAGCACCACGCAGGCGACATACACGGCGGCTGGGGTGGACGGAGCGGGAACGGGGACCATCTACTTTGTCTCTGTTCTTTCGGACGTGCTGGACACGGTATCGACCGAAAACCAGCAACTCATCGACCATGAGATTGTCGATACATCCCGACTTCTGCGGGCGGTGGGCATGGGCCGTGGGGCGCACTTGCTGGCATGGCCGAACAACAGCGCCCCGGAAATCACGCAAACCGAACTGGCCTGCCAGAAGGCCGGGGTTGTGCTTGGTCGTGGCGGTCGCTGCGGGTACTGCCACATCAATGAATTTGGCATTGACAACCCGCTGCACTTTGGCGCGTGGGCGTTTGAATCGTCGGCATCTCTCTACAGCACGCAGACGATGCTGAAAAGGAAGATTCAGGGCGCAATAGGGCGTGGCGAATGCGTGTTTTTCTTCGGGCACTTCATCCTTGACGAGACAGACCCAGCAAATGCTGCGTATGCGCCGGTTGATCTTGACTACCCGCCAGGGCAGGGTGGGAATCCCGCCCCTCCTGCTGCGGGTCTGGTGAACTCTGATGGCGGGTGGTGGTATCTCGGCCAGCTTCGGCAGTTCGTCCAGTGGCTTAAGACGCAGCCCGTGGAAATTCTGAGTTACGCAGAATTTGCCGACAAGGTTGATGTCAACACATACGGGAGGGTCCGGTAATGCAGATCGCAAAAGTAAATGTAGCGGCCCCGGTCTATGTGCCGGGCGGTGAATATCTGGACGGGGCTGTGCTTGCCGAGCCTGCATGGGCGCGGCGTGGTCCGCACACGATGTCTGTTGAATTTGCCCGCACGCAGGATGCAGCCGGGATGCTTGAAATCGAAAGCATTGACGGCGCACCGTTCATGTGGGCGGCTTGTTGCGCCTCTGGCAGTCACGACCACGGCTGATCCCATCCCCTGCCGGTAAGTATGGACAACAACTAGGAAAACCCTATGGACATCCGCGAAACACTTGAAGCCGCATATTCTGACGACACACAAGCGCCCGAGTCTCCGACTGTCGCAAGCCCTGCGGCTGATGTATCTGCGGACAAACCCCTAGATCGGCCCCGCGACGAAATCGGACGCTTTGCACCGAAGGCAGAGACGCCGGAAGCCGCGCCGCCCGTAGAGCCTGCGCCCGCAGTCGAGACGCCTGTACGCAAGCCGCCATCGAGCTGGAAGCCTGAAGCGCAAGCAGCCTGGGCGAAAGCGGACAAGGGCGAACCTCTGACGGCAGAGGAAGTGCGGCTCCTGGCGCTGGAAGCCGAACGCCGAGAGGGCGACTTCCACAAAGGCGTGCAAGAGTTCAAGACGCACAGCGAACGGGCGCGGGCCTATGACGCTGTGGTGACGCCATACCGCGATTACTTGCAGACGCTAGGGGTAGATGCTCCCACGGCAATCAATGCGCTCCTGAACGCAGATAGGACGCTGCGCACGGGTGATCCTGCGACGAAGGCGGCGTACTTCGCAAAACTCGCGCAAGAGTACGGCATCGATTTGGGTCAGGTACAGCAACCGACCCCGCAAGATCCACAGACTGCTTACCTTATGCAGCAATTGCATAGTTTGGAGCAACGGCATAGAATGTGGGAAAGCGAGCTACAGAGGCAGCAGCGCGAGCAGGCTGAATCTGAAATTCGCGCCTTCAGTGAAGGCAAACCGCACTTAGACGCAGTGCGGGGCGATATGGCTGACTTGCTTCAATCAGGCAAGGCGAAATCGCTGAATGATGCGTATGACATGGCTGTTTGGATGCGTCCAGACATCAGGCAAACCCTGATCGAACAGCAACGGGCAGACGCCCAACGGAAAGCGGCAGAGCAGGCCCAGGCACAACGCGCACGAACTGCGGCAGTGAGTGTCAAGGGAAGTTCGCCTAGTTCCGGTGGTGCATCGGCTCCTAGTGGGTCACTGCGGGATCAACTCGCGGCGGCTTTTGCAAACGATTAGGAAGGAACCTGAATCATGGCATCTCCAAATTTGAGCGATGTGATCAGTACGACCATTCAGTCCCGTTCGGGCGTGTTGGCTGATTCCGTCACGAAAAACACCGCACTTCTCGCCAAGCTCAAAGAGCGCGGCAACGTCAAACCCTTCAGCGGCGGTAACGTCATCCTGCAGGAACTGATGTACAACGATGCAAGCACGTTGAACGCCGGTTCGTATTCTGGCTACGATGTCATCGACATCACGCCGAATAGCCCCATCTCTGCGGCTCAGTTCGATATGAAGCAGTACGCTGCTGCCGTGTCGATCTCGGGTTTCGAGATGCTGCAGAACAGCGGCAAAGAGCAGATCATCGACATGCTGGAAGGCCGCATTCAAGTGGCTGAAGCGCAGTTGATGAATCAGATCAGCGCGGGCGTGTACTCCGATGGCACCGGCAACGGCGGCAAAGACATCACCGGCCTCGCGGCTGCGGTGTCGATCACCCCGACCTCCGGCACCTACGGCGGCATCAACCGTGCTACGTGGTCTTTCTGGCAGAACGTCAAGTTCGACAGCACGACCGATGGCGGCGCGGCTGCTACCTCGGCCAACATTCAGAGCTACATGAACCGTGTGGCTGTGCAGTTGGTTCGCGGCACGGATCGCCCTGACATGATCGTCGCGGGCAATGACTACTACCGGCTGTATCTGGAATCGCTGCAGAGCATCCAGCGCATCACCTCGGAGTCGTCTGCTGCTGCTGGCTTCACGTCGCTGAAGTACATGGGCGCGGGCCTGAACTGCGATGTGTTCCTGGACGGCGGTATCGGTGGTCATCTGGCGACGGATCGGATGTACTTCCTGAACACGAAATACATCTTCCTGCGCCCGCACCGCGACCGCAACTTTGTGCCGATTGGTGGGGATCGTCAGTCGGTCAACCAAGACGCCATCGTCAAGCTCATCGGCTGGGCTGGGAACCTGACTTGCTCGGGCGCTCAGTTCAATGGCGTGCTTGACGATTGATGCACCAACCTGAAAGGAACTGACATCATGGCATTCAAAAGCATCAATCCGCGCATCGGCGTGTCCGACATCGCGGAAACTGGCACGACGCAGCTTTACCCGCTTGGTACTCGCGTGCAAGCGCAAGACCCGACCTATGGCGTGGGCGAGTTCGTCTACCTGCTTGGCGTGGCTTCCACCGT